CCTATCACCAAAAATCATTTCACCGTCTTTAGCCACATCTTTGCCTATCTTGTAGAAGAAACGCATTATCGCAGGGTGTTCTGCCATTCCAGTTTGGTCAAGAATATCCATAAGCTCATCGCTTCCCCAACGGTCTAGGACTGGTCTAATGACAGTCTTGATATTTTGGTCGTACTTCTCTCCCCCAAACTCTTTGTCCTTCGCTGATTCTTCTGCCCAAGTTTTAACTTGGTCACGCCATGCCTCTAAAGACTTCTGTTGTACCTTCTCCGCTACCTTCGTAAAGGTTGGAATAAGGTCGTCTAGAGCTTCTTGACTCACGGAATGCTTGTTCAGCAGTTCAAGGGTTTCTGCTTTGGTAACGTAGTCATCGGTGAAGTTCTCCGGAAACTTATATTCAATGGGCTCCGGTTTAACTTCTTCTTCGCCTACTTTGTCCACAACCTTCGGTGGTTCAGGTGTGGGTGCCGGCTGACTCGTAGACTGCCCCTCTGTTTCCGCTACCTTTGGTTCTGGTTCTGTGTCCACGACAGGTTCGGTGTTAGCCTGACTGTCTAAAATCTTTTCTTCACTCATAAGATTAGTCCTCCTTCTTTACTTCTTTTAATACTTCAGGTAGCCAACTAAATGACTCCCTGTGTAACTCTCCATATACTTCCGGTCCTACCTGTGATAACTCGTCCATTATCATTAGCCCTACGTTCCTCATACCCTCGTTGAAATACGTGTAGCTATTCCCAGTCATTACTGAATGAAATACGTAACACCTTTCAAGCAAACCGTATATCCAACGCCTCCCTTCAACATCAGCTAGTATCTTTTTTAAGTCAGATACCCTACGCTTCCGCTCAAAGCTCGAACGCTCAAACGATAAGTCCGATGAAGCCTTCTTGTCCGAATATTTGTTGGCGTCATAGTCCCTACGCCCTTCATAGTTGTTAGATACCACCGCCACCAAGACCTCCCATCATCGCTTGCATTGCGTTCTGTCCAGAACCAGCCGAAATCTCGGACAATGTCTTGCCTTGCTTGGTCATTTGGTCTAACATGCTCATCTGTTCTGCCATCTGTTCTCTCTCTGCCCTTATCTTGCGTATGTCGTCCCTTACATTCGGCTCCCTCAACATCTTCGTTGGCACCTGTAACGCTGATAAATACCTCTCAACAGCAAAGTCAGGGTCTACAATGTCCACAGCTTCAGGGTACAACGTGGCTGTCTGCGCCACAAACGCCATACCTTGCTCAATCTTGCTCGTTTCTAACATCTTCTGCGCTTGCGCCAATACCGAAATGTACTCAATGTTCAACGGTTCTTCGGATATCTCTTCAGGCGGTGGCGGAACTAATCTGCCTCGTATCATTATGTTAATGCAACGCTTCATCGCTGTATCAAGATACTCGCTGTTCGCCCTCTCAAGCACAGGACTTAACATCAATAACTTCTCTTGCTCAAGCGCAACTATCTCACGGGCAGTTTTTTCTGCACTACCACCAGAACGAACCATTAAAGCAAGGAATAAATCCTTGTAGTACGCTTGGTCAACGAGCGTTTTTAACTCGTCAATGCTCGCAGAAATACCGCTTAAGTCCGGCGCAACCTCGTACAAGGGACTGATTCTTCCGCCCGACGACGACTGAAGATTAGAGTAATATGACAAACCACCCGGAGCTGCGTTTATTACCCTGCCCTCATCTGCCACATGCGCTTGCATTGGTGGGTCAACACTCTTTTCAATGCCTACTCCTCTGTCCCTGTACTGCGCATGCAACTCCTTGACATCTGGAAGTACTATCCAGCCGGGACCAAAACCATAGTCATCTCGTGCTGCGACCTCCCAACGAAATACAGCGAATGGCTGTTCATCGTACCCAGCCACACGCAACGGCTGTCCGTTCGGGTCGTCTAACATGCCGTACTCATAATACAAATCAAGCCAAGGCTTGTTCTTGTCAGTCTTGCTCGTTACATCTCTGCCATCGTTCGGCTCTATCATGTGAACTATCCGCAATACCTGACTGCCTTGGTTGTTGTCGTACATGTTTCTCGTTCTTCGGGACACGTTCTCTTTGCCAAACTTCTCAACCATTTGAGATACAGTCATCTCAAAGTCACGATACAACCCGTTCACCCTGCCCGAAGAACTGCTGGTCAACGCATACTCGCCTATCCTTAAAGTTGTGGCTCTCACTACATCGTTGTAGTCTGGCTCATAAACAGTGACACCTGTCCCAAACGTGGGTGCTTGTGCCCACACAGAACCGGTGCCCTCATAAAAATTACTCTTGCTGAATACCATTTGTGCGGCTTCAGTTACAGTGTCCAACCACTCACGATACGGTCTGAACTTCCCCATATCTGGGTCGTTTAGACCTAACCTGAACCACGGTCTGACAGGCGAGGTCATTCCACCTTGGAGTCCGGCGGTCGTTGTACGTGCCGCCAACGTAGGCCATGACGTAACCATGTGTTCATCGCCACGGCGCACCCTGCTCCCATGTGACGGTGTTAGGAATCTGCCATGTTGTGGGAGAATGTAGTTGGCTAAATCTTTCCATATAGGCTCCCAAAACGTCCTGTCATCAAACGCTTGTTTGCGGCGCTTATCGTGAGCTTTCAAATCACCCTTGAAAGCCATGGCTACTCTTTCGGCTCATTCATAGCCTTACGCAACCTTGTTCCGTAAGGACTGTCAACAAACCCTTCCTCATCGCCACCAACCAAACGGTCGGTTATCCAAGTCTTGCCTATACCATACCTGCGTGCCGATTTCGCCCTGTCTGTCTGACGTGCCAAATCAAGCCTTGCGTCACCGCCACCAAGCGCATTGTCCTTCGCATTGATTACCTGCGTTGAACTCACTGGGTCTGGCAACGGCTCCATTTGGGGAACGCTTACACTAGGAAAGCACATTATTGTATGACCTCCTTCTTCCTCCGTGGACATGATGTTCTTCGCCACGAGTTTTATGTTCACCCCGACTAACGGGATATGAAAACGTAAGTGCTAAAGCGTCAGCTAAATCCGGTGAACGAACCTTCCTCGCCTTCATGCTTTGTTTACTTTCTAGCAACATTTTACCCGTATTTAACGAATATGTAAACTCTGGTGCTACCAAATCTTCCTTTAACGAAACATTGTTCGGAATACAACCGCCCTCGCTCAACCATTCCTTCATGTTCCACCACATCTCCATGCGCTTGTTGTGCAGTTCACCCCTGCTTGAAGCCGAAGCACTACTGACACCTGTTACACTGACCCCCATACCTCGTAGACTGTCCACAACTCCTGCTCCAACACCGGTGACGTCAACGAAAACCCTGTCATGCTTCAACTCAAACGCAAACCGTGCAATCAAATCAGCGTACTCTTTCGTATCTATGTTCCGTCCTTCCCACAACAGCTCCGCATACAGACCCTGCCTCAAAAACAGAGCCGACCTGTCATCACCGAAGTACGATACGTCAGCGCCTAAAATCACAGGCGCATAACTGAAGTTCTCTCTCTTTAATACAGCGCCACGCTTCTGCGCCTCTTCCACAATGTCTATCGGTATGAACTGCGTGATTGACGCCCTCGGAAACTCACCCAACACACGCACACGATACACATCCGAACCCTCTCCATACTCCTCTTTCATCTGCTCAACGTACTTCGTGCTAACCAACGGACTGTCTAAACACGAGAAGTGCAACCTCGTCCACATGTTCCTCGCACCGTCAGACATATGAGTATCGTAAAAATACCCCGTAACCTTCGTTGGGTTGCTCGTCATCACGACCCTTGCATTCTGTTCCGTGAGCGCACCCCTCATAACCTCAAACACCTCGTCCGGAACACCCGACGCCTCGTCAACCACATACAACAAATGCGGAGCATGGAATCCGTGCATGGCTGTCGGGTCCTCCCTGCGTGCAGTTCTCGCAACAGCGTACTGCGTACGTCCTATCTCGCCAGCCAACATCAACCTATCGTTCTGTATCACAGTGGCGTCTCGCAACTCCTTCGGCAACCTCTCACGCCATACAGACAGCTCCGCCCACAAAACGTCCCTCAACTGCGAAGCAGTGCTCGCTGTACATGGTACCCTGACGTTCAGTCTCGTCCACAAAAACCACAATATCAACCACGCCAGCGTACAAGTTTTCCCTACACCATGCCCCGAACGTATCGTGACCATCGCACCCTCCGGAGCACACGCCTCAAGCAACGCACACTGCTGCTCCGTTGGCTCAACCTGCAACATCTCCCTAACAAAAAGCACAGGGTCATTCCTGTACCTCTTGAATATATCCGATAATCTATTTAATAGCCCTTCAGACTGACTACTCATTGCCTCCGTCTGCCTTGTTTACCTTGTCAGCCTTGCTCGCCTTGTCGGACACAAACTCTTCCTCTATGCGCTTTAATAAAATCTCCGGACTAAATGTAACGTTCAACGTGTCCACAAAGTCACTCTCACTCTTCGCCAACAACTCGCTCGCCTTCAACCGGCTCCGTGGGTCAACACTCTCGTCACTCATTAAGTTCCCCCAAAACCTCTGACGCTGCTTCTTTGAACGTATCAACAAATCGTCCCTCTGCACTGCGTCCTCCACACCCTTGATAAAACCGTCCTTCTTCATTAAATCAATGGCAAAGCGTTCAGCCTCCACACCAACCATACCCACACTCTTGCAAGCCGCCACAACATCTAATCCACTGTTCACTAAATTTAATACAGCCTTCTCTAACTCCTCCGCACTCGGCTTCGAAGTATTTAAAGTATTTCGCTCAAGGTCCTCTGTTCTTTCTTCCTCGTCCACATTGTTTACATTATCCAAATTATCCAAATTATCTAGAAAGTCCACAGTACACACCTCCCCTTTGAAACATTATCCACAACAAGAACACATTTGTCAAGCTTGGTCAGTACAATTTTGAACTTTGGTTCATTTTTGTTTATTTAATTGAACGAAGAGTTCAAATAATTGAACGGAGAATTAAAGTATTGAGTTCAAAGTACGGGGAAGTAATAGTCCTTTTGCCAAAAAGTGTGCGAATTTTGAACTGGGGTCCTAGGCTCGGCCGGCTTTCAATTCCCCTCCCCTGCTCCTTTGTACAATGTACTAAGATTATTTTACAAGTTTATTTTACAAGTTTCTAAATTGCCTATTGCATAAATACTAGTATTATGCTATACTCTTATTACAGGCTAGTATTATGCTATACTCTTATTACAGGGGGGAATAATATGTATATCACAACAAATCTTGCACCAATTCCATATCAAAAGTTTTAACAGAAAAGAAATCAAAAGTAAATACTGTCATAAGGGGGTTTAGATTGTGAATTATTATGAATACAATAGCGGGGCGTATAAGGTTATTCTTTTAGTCGATAAATACAAAACAGCACACGACGCCAAAATCGAAGTATATATAAATGATATATTAGTAGCTGAGAACAAGAAGGTTGGACATTTATATAAAACAAAAGACTGGATAAACACAAATAAACGTACAGCAAAAACAGTTTTACACAATGTTCAGAAATATAAAAATTATGCAGATATTTACGGAACATTATATTTTTTTGAGAATCCAATAGAATAAAAAGGAGGAATAATAGAGACTATGAATATGTTTGATGAGGTGAACAAAAGATTTGATAGGATGCGGGGAAAATTTTTAGAGGATATTCAGACAAAAGATTTTAAGAATATTCCAAAAAAGTTAGATGAAATAAACGAATTCTTATCTGAGAAAAATTTACGGGTTATATCTGGCTACAATTTTAGAATATATAAAGAACATGATGGTTATACGTTGAGGTGTTATTCCACTATTGCACCCGATATAGAAATAGAGGGCGACAACCCTGCTGAATTATGTAAAATAGCGTGTAGATATTATTGCATGAATAACTTTATTTTAGATTAAAGGT